CACATATATCCACGCAGTTGGAAATTGGAATATATTAGCAGATGTTGACGGCAAACTTGCCGCAGTAGGTGATACTAATATTAATGCTGGTGGTGACCACAAAGAAACTACCAAAGGAAAAATATTCATGAATAGTTCTACTAGTGCTGATAAAGCGGGTAAAGCTAAAGTTCCAGTTCGTATTCCGGCACATGAGCCTTGGAGAGACCACGAAAACCTTGATCCTGAAAACTTCTTACCAGAAGAAACACAAGCAAAGAATATTGAGCTGGAAGAAGAAGACCCAAGACAAGGACTTTTTGATAACGGTACAACAGATGAAGCATCAGAATTTCCTAAGATTCCAGACACGTTTATAAAGCAAACCTAAGGTAAATACGATATGAGCAGTTTAGAAAAAAGTTTATACAAAGAAATTAAAGTTAAATCTAATAACAATGCAGATCAGATTGCTGATAGCGGTCCTACATATAAAGGATTTAGTACAGTAAACTCTGATTTAAATTCTCATGTATTATACGATATTGCTTTAATTAAACAAGACATTATTAATCATTTTCATATTAGACAAGGCGAAAAACTGTCAGATCCTGAATTTGGCACTATTATATGGGACATTCTATTTGAACCATTAACTGAAGACGTTAAAAACGCAATTATACAAAATGTATCTAGAATTGTAAACTACGATCCTAGAGTACAAGTTAATCAAATAACTGTTGATTCTTATGAAAGTGGTATCCTTGTTGAATGTGAATTAGCATACCTTACATACAGTATTGTTGAGAAGCTTCAGTTCAAGTTTGATGAGAACGCAGGCTTCCTACAATAATATACGCACTTTTTAATATCTGCTAAATATTAGTATAAACAAGGAAACGCTAATGTCCTCTACAGATAGACAAAACAGGTTATTACAGACACAAGATTGGAAGCGAGTTTACCAGTCTTTCCGTAATGCTGATTTTCAAAGTTATGACTTTGATAATTTACGAAGAACAATGATACAATATCTAAGGGAAAACTATCCCGAAGATTTTAACGACTACGTTGAGTCAAGTGAATATCTAGCGTTAATAGATCTAATAGCCTTCCTTGGACAAAATATTAGCTTCCGTATTGATCTAAACGCTCGTGAAAACTATCTTGAATTAGCAGAACGTAGAGAAAGCGTATTGCGTTTAGCACGTTTACTTTCATACAATCCAAAGCGTAATCAAGTTGCAAACGGTCTTTTAAAAATAGACAGTGTTAGAACATCAGAAGAAATTGTTGATAGCAATGGTACAAATTTAGAGAATCAAACTATTGTATGGAATGACCCAGCTAACACTAATTGGTATGAGCAGTTTATAAAAGTAATGAATACAGCGTTACCTGTAAATGGTACATACGGCAGACCAAATAAAAAAGAAACTATATCTGGTATTAGTACAGAACAATATCGATTTAACAGTATAAATGATAATGTTCCTACATACAGTTTCAATAAAGTTATTGATGGTAGAGCTACAAAATTTGAAGTTGTATCTACTGACGTAACAACTACAATTTTAGAAGAAGCTCCGTTTCCAGGAAACAACTTTGCATTCCTATATAGAGATGACGGCAAAGGCCCTTCTAGTAATAATACAGGATTTTTTAGTCACTTCCGCCAAGGTATATTAGACCATGGAACATTTTCAATAACTAATCCTTCAAGCAATCAAACAGTTGCAATTGAAACACCTAACATTAATAATACAGATGTATGGTTATATGATCTTGACAGCACAGGCGCTGAACAAGAACTATGGACTAAAGTTGATTCTTTAGAAGGCAACAATATCATTTACAATTCTGTACAAAAGAATAATAGAAAAATTTACAGTGCGTTAACTAGAGTTGACGACAGAGTTAGTTTAACATTTAGTGATGGTACTTTTGGTGATTTACCTAAAGGTAATTTTAAAATTTATTTTAGAACAGGAATAAATCAGCGAGTAACAGTTAGACCAAACGACTTTAGAAATATTACAGTTAATATTCCTTATCTTTCTAAAAAAGGTAGAGAAGAAAGAATTACTATTGTTTATAGTTTAAAATATACAGTAGATAATAGTTCAGTTAGCGAATCAACAGACAACATTAAATCAAGAGCACCGTCAACATACTATACTCAAAATAGAATGATTACTGGTGAAGATTATCAAGTTGCTCCGTTATCAATTAACCAACAAATTGTTAAAACAAAAAGTGTTAATAGAACATCGAGCGGCATTAGTAGATATTTTGATTTAGTTGATGCTACAGGAAAATATAGCCAAACAACTTTATACGGTAATGATGGTGTTGTTTATAAAGAATATCAAAATAAAATAAGATCTTTTACTTTCACAACTAGAACAGATGTTGAAGGTGCAGTAGAAAATACACTTATTCCGATATTACAAGATACAAAAGTAAGAAATTATTACTTTGATAAGTTTCCAAGAATTCTTACTAGAGACCTAAATATTAACTGGCAACAAACAACTAAAGAAACAGAATACACAACAGGGTACTTTAGTAATGTTGATAGTGTTCCGTCGACACTAGGATCATTTACAAGTTCAATTTTACGATTAGTTACTGAAGGTACACTTATTAAATTTGTGTCACCGGGCTTTGTAGCAAAAACTAATCCAAACGATCCTGATACTAGTACAGACCATTTTGACAAAAACGGAAAGTTAGTTAGCGGCCCAACATCAATTGTTGGCGACTCTTATTATAAATGGGTTAAAGTAATTAGTATTAACGGAACAGGGTTTGAACAGCGTGAAGACGGACAAGGTGCTGTAATACTAAATGAAATTGTACCAACAAATGCTGTACTAGCAGAAGTTAAACCTCCGCTTGCAAATGATTTATCTACAGGTGTTAAACAGCAATTATACGATCAAATTTTTGCATACAAAGTATTTGGTCTACGTTTTGATCAAATTGATGCACAGTGGAAACTAGTTACAGAAAATAACTTATCAATAGGATCAGAATTTTCAACTGGTAAAACAGGCGACACTACTAATCAACAGCTTGATGCAAGTTGGTTAATGTTATTTGAAAACAACGGTGAAACATATACAATTACATTTAGATCAATGCGTTATGTATTTGAAAGCGATAATGAAATAAGATTTTATTATGATTCAAATGATAAAATTTATAATAATAAAACTGGCAAAATTGTAAAAGATACAGTTACAGTTTTAAATATTAATCCTAAAGACCCTACATCAGACCCAACACCATTTACACAAGACTTTAAATGGGAAATTGTTGATGCATATAAAGATGCAGAAGGTTATGTTGACAGTAAAAAATTAGAAGTAAGTTATTATGATGACGATGAAGATGGTATTGTAGATGATGCTGACTTGTTTGATGAAATTGTAGCCCCAACAGTTAACACAACATCAAAGTATATTATATTTAAAAAATATATTACAAATGATGGAGTTGAAGATTATAATTATTTTAATAATATTAATAACAATATTATTGTACTAAACAGTAAAACAAATTTAAAACCATTTAGTGAATATAATGATGGAGATATTTTCTATTATATAGATCAAGATATATTTGAAGTACTAGATTTAACAGCATTAAAATTAACATTGACTACAGATTATAAAGCAAGACTTGGAAGAGATAATATTAAATTTAGATATATTCATGCTTCCGGTAGTGAATCAAGAATTGATCCAAGTGCAAGTAATATTGTTGACATGTATTTGCTTACAAGAAATTACGATAACGAATTTAGACTTTGGTTAACACAAGGTGCTACAACTAAGCCACTTCCACAAAGTTCAGATCAGTTATTCATAGACTATGGACAAGAATTAAACAAAATTAAATCACTCACAGATGAAATAATTTATCACCCAGTTAAATACAAAGTATTATTTGGAGAAGAGGCAGCCGACGACTTGCAAGCTAAATTTAAAATTGTTAAAAATCCAGATAAAGTTATTAACGACAACGATATAAAAACTAAAGTTATAAATGCGATTAACGAATTTTTTGCATTAGATAATTGGGACTTTGGCGAAACGTTTTACTTTTCAGAATTATCAAATTATGTAATGTCACAGTTAACTCCAGATGTATCAGCATTTGTTATTGTTCCTGTACAAGATGATCAAACATACGGATCATTACATGAAATAAAAGCAGAAGCAGACGAAATCTTTATTAGTGGTGCAATAGTTGATAACATTGATATTATCGATGCTATTACAGCATCAAAACTAAAAGCACAAGGTTCAATAGTTTCTAAAGCAACAACAACAAACGTGGGTGTACAAAGTACAACCGTTGTAAGTAATGCTGTAAATATTACAAATACAAACAGTAGTACAGCAAATAATAGTAGTTCTAGTAGCTCTAGTAGTTCTAGTAGCTCATCAAGCAGTTCAAGTAACGGAGGTTACAGTTACTAATGGCACAAGATAAAGA